GAGTTTGCACGGCCCCCGGCAGGGTAATCGGTTGCAGTGCGGTGAGCGGGGCGTTGCCCGTGGGCACTGAGACGTTGAAACCGGAAGTGTCGAGGGAAAGGGCCATAGAATTTTAGTTGCCCCCGAATGTTAACCCCGATAGGGAAGGCAACACAAAGGGGCTGGTAGGTTCGCCAGTTCTATTGGCTCGTCCCACAGCTTGTTGAGTGTCGGGTGCCATGCCCGTAGGAGTCAAGGCATTAAATGCCGCCGCAGCCTTGGGAGCCTTGGGAGCCGCGGCAGATTGAACAGCTCCGGTTGAAGTGGTACCTTGCGGAGAAGGTGCCTGCCCCGTTTGGGCGGATTGTTGAGCTTGTTGAATCCTAAGTAAGTTCTTATCCGAGGCCAGTTTGCTTTGAGTTTGAGAAATTGCCGCTTGTTCCGACGGCAAAGAACTAAGCGTGGTGTTGTATGCCGACGAAAGATTTTGAATCGTAGGCGTCAATTTTAACGCGCCCAATTGTTGAGCTTCTGCTGTCCCAACGTCTTTCTGAGCTTGTTGAACTGGCTGTATTAGAGAGGTATTTACCCAGTTCCAAGTGGCCGGGGACCAATCTTTGGTTATTTCCGATTGCATCCCGGGAGCACTAGCTCCGGCGACTAATTGCGAAACATTTGACGCGGTCGCTTTTGTGGGCTTAGAAGACGGGTCCGCCCAAATGGGCAAACCAGAACCGGGCATACCCTCAACTTTTCCTAAGCCAGCATTGTAGGCATTTGCGGCATTGGAAAATAAAGTTAGGGCAGTTTGAGTGTTGGTTTTTGACCCCGATATATCCGACTTTTGTTGGCTTTGTAGATCGGACAGGTTTGCCTGCTGTGCAGCCGCGTACTGATTTGTCAACGCTTGAATCTGTTGCTGGGCTTTTAGGGCTTTCTGAAGGTCAGTAATAGTAGCCGCAGAAAGCCCCGTTTGAGGAACTTTGGCCATGTATTGTTGGTACTGCGATTGCAGTGCCGCCAGCTGTTGATCGTAAACGCTCATGGCGTCCCGGGCTATCCGCCGCCAAACCTCAGCCCGTTCATGGCGGGCATCGAGAATCTATTCGTGGAGCCCACCGGGTTTGCCGCGGAAGCGATCGATCCTCCGATCGGCATGGCAGGATTCACCGGAGGAACGACGTTCCCAGCGAGGTTCGCCGCGGTTTTCGGAAGCTGTCCAGAGGCCGCTCCAAGGTTGGTCAGTGCTGCGGTATTCATTGCCCCCACGTTCACGGGGGCTCCGGTAACTGCCTGACCTGCATTCTGTGCCGCCGCCTGTGCTGCGGCTTGCTTGGGTTGGTCCTGAATTGCTTGAACTTGTCCGGCGGTCTGGACTTCCTGTTGTGCAAGATTCGCCGCATTCTGCGCCGCCTGTTGCGACGTAGCCTGTTGTGCTGCCTTCAGGGCGGCTTGCTGGGCCTGCTGTTGCGCGGCGATCGCCTGCTGATCCTGCGTATTCATCTGCTGCAGGAACGCGAGAAATTGCGCGTCGCTAGTATTCTGCATCTGTTGCACCGGAGGTGCGGCTGGAGCGGAGGATTGTCCCATAGTCGTGTGTTGTTAAATTATCGAGAAGGCATGTTCCAACCCGTGCTCGTGTACAGGCCGGGAACTGGAGCGGGGGCAATTTGAGGAGTACCTTGGGCCGGGTTCCCGGTGCTGTAGGCATTGTACGCGGCTTGAGGAGAAGTGTAATACCCCCCGACAGTTGCGGGCCCACCGTTTTGGACAGTAGAACTCGGCGAGAATGCTCCGGCGGCAGCTTCACCCAAACCAGCTCCCAAAGCAGTGCCGACGCCCGGGGCCAACACGGACCCCAGAACAGCCCCGCCAATCGTACCCGCGGCCCCAATTTCGGACCCGGTAATCGCGTTCTGCTGTGCTGCGTTTTGCGCTGCGGCATTGTACAGGGCTTGCTGGTAGTTCTGCCAATTCTGTTGCTGGGCGTTGGCCGCTCCTCCTGCGTTGGCCATCTGGCTATTGATCCAGTTGCTGACCGACTGAGCGTTTGCCTGCGCACCACCGAGCACGTTCTGGAGATTGGCGTTCCTATTCTGCACGGCTTGCGCCTGACCAGCCTGCTGCGCCGAAACGAGAGCCCCGGGATCCAGACCTGCGGTCGGAGCCTGAGTTTGGGCCAGATAATTCTGGACTGCTTGCTCCGCGGCTTGCCGCCTCGCGAGCCCCTGCACGGTGTTGACGTCGAAGTACGCCGATTTCCCGATCGTGCTATCCTGAAGCCCTGAACCAAAGAGATTTGCAAGGTCCTGCTGGCGATAGGGGGACGTGGCGGAAGAGCCGGAGGCCATCTGGAGATCCTGCTGTAGCTGCAGCGGGAGCGACTGACGAAGTGCGGCAGTGGCGGGGGACATCGCTTTCTCAAGAGCCTGTGAATTGGCGGCATTGATCTCAGCTTCCTGCTGCGCCAGTTTCTGCATGCCCGGGATATTCGGGATGTAGGACTGCGTGGGGTTTTTGGCCTGCCACATCAGGTTTTGATTCTGCAAATTCAGCCCCTGCGACCCCAGCTGCTGACCCATTGTCAGGATCTGCTCCGGCAGCACATTGCTGGGAGGCTGGATATACTGACTAGCGTTTACATTTTGTCCGCCCATAATTTTATACCGGGATGTAAATCTCCCGATTTATCTTCTGGAGACCTAATTTTTGCATGGTTTCTTCCGAGAAATTGGGGCGACCTTCCCCCAGCGGCACGGCTATGTAGCCGGGCTTCCCCGAAAGTTGTGAGTGTGTTCGCCAATCATTCATGACTTGCACAACGTCCCGAGGACGCGTGTACTCGGGGTGAAAAGCTGGATAGATAGTCGGGACAAAAACATGGTCAGAGTAGCCGAAACATACATTGTCCCGATAGTGTGCGTAAACATTTATTTGCGGGTGAGATACGATAGTATGATCGAACGACCCGGCGAACTTTTGGAGTTGCTCAAACTGTTCGGTGCCGGGAGCGACGTATTCGTAGCGGATGGAGGAGCGCATAATTAGGAGCGTGAAGGCACAAATACGGAAACCGCATTAACAGAGGTGGGAACAAGAGATTGGCTGGCTTCATTGATCACTTGTGCCCGGGTAGTAGTGTTACCGCAAACGATGCACGGCAGGCAATCCCCCGGGGGCACGTTTGTGATGGGAATGGACGAGTACAAGGGCACAATCCCGTCGGCTCCGTACGGACTTACGAACAAATTGGCGAACGTCACGTTGGAAGTAGCTTGTGTGATTGAGGGCATAATCAGCAGGTGACGGTGAGATTCTCGGCAACCGTTGTGGCCTCGCTTTTGGCCAGTGCCAAGGCTTGAGTCGCAGCATCTCCGGGAGAAATGTACGAGATGTACGACGCCTCCGCGGTGACGTAAATTTTGTTGTTCTGATTCGACTTGCAGTTAGTCGTGGCGGTCCAAGTTTGCGTGGACGAATACGAAGGCACTTGGTATGCGCTGTCCTCTTGTGGCGCGGGCGGGAGACTCACCGTGACTGTGGCCCCGGTCTCCCCCACAACGCAGTAATCGGTCTCGTTGGAGTTCGGGGACCCGGTGGATTTCTCACTCCACGGATCCATGAACAGACGTATGGCTTCAACCCCAAGCTCGCCGCACCATTCGATTAGCAGACTGAAGGCTTTGTCCACGTCCAGCGTCAGGTTGGATTCGCAGGACTGCGATTTCACAGTTCGCTGCACATTCTCGGTCGTGAGCCTCCGGAATTGCGTCCTGAGCAGGCCCATGTCGGAAATGACCGCGTTGGCCGGGCTTGTCGCGTATTGATACGGCTCGGTGGCCGCCAGCAAACGCGTGGACAGGATCGGAATGTATGCTCCTTTGCTGCCGCGGTACGAGGCCGTGACATCAACCGTCCCGCCAATCTGCAAGCATTCAATCTCCCCGTACACCATTTGCTTGTGATCGAACCCATCGCCAAGCAACGCGGTCTCCATCTGGCAATAGATGCGGTTGTAAAATTCGGTCGTGGACCTGTCTGGGTTGATGGACAGATACGTATCGTAGCGTTCCGGCAAGAACGACTCCCACAAATGATTGTATGACCCGTCGCCCGTGGGGGCGTAATCGACCGAGAAATGGAACGCCCGAGGCGTGCCATTGATCACCCCGGTGGACCAATTCACAGGCCGGGTGCCGTTCCACACGCCCGCCCACGCGGGAGACCGGGATTGATTCCACTCACTGGCCGAAGCGTAATCGAGTACCATTGTGGCACTGTTGAAATTTTCCAAGTACGGGATGCTGTACAACAAATAATTCTCAAACGACACCGCGCAAATCTTCGTGTAGTCCGCGGCCATGTAACGCTTTACCCGGGCCATCTCGACGTCCTTGTACAAGACCTGAGACGACAGATATGACGATGCCGCGACGTCGGCGGAGATCAGCCCGCCCTGACTGTACCACCACATCATGCCCGCTTGAAACGCGATGCTGTTCCCAGCGATGCATCCGATCGTGGGATAGAGTGTGGTGACGAAATTCGGAGTCGTGGCCCACTGCGTACGGTCGAGAATACCACTAGCGATGGAATAGGTGGTCCGGTCAGAAAATACGTAAAGGTGGGTGTCGTTGTTCTGCCCAATGTAATCGACCATCGCAGTGACAGGTCGGGCAAAGTTGAAGTCGCCCCTCGACGTCCCGGATTGACGCTCCAGCCAGCTCAGGGGATCGCCCAAATCGGACGCCAGAACGATGTTCCCATTCGCCACCCACAGACGGTTGCCGCTGTAAGCCATCCACGTCCCCGTAGGAATGTCCGCCGATTGTCCGCCTATCGTATTACTTCCATCCCAGTACGCTGGGGAGGAAATCCCGTCCTGAATGATTACGATACGGTTGGACGGGGTCACCAGCACGTTGCCGCCACTTACCGTTGCTGACTGAGTCGCCACACAGAAGTGAACTTGGTCCACGTTCTTGTCCAATTGGATCCCCGTCAGCAGCCAGCTTTCCCAAGATTTGGGTTGCGTCAACGGGAAGGGGGAGAAGTACACTTTGCCGTCCACGCAGAACACTACGTAAGACAGTTCCTTTTCAACCGAAGGGGTGCCATCGTAGTTGTAGATGGTCTGCACCGTGTTGGTGACGATGTCGTTCAGGGTTGTGGAGGTCGCCGCGGCGTACACCTTGTTGGCGTTGAAAACGATCCCGCCCTGAAAATTACCCGGCGGCAACGACAACCGCATCGCCTGCCCCGGACGGGTCTGCACGACGCCTCCGCGGATGGACGTATTGACGCCCCACTTGAATTGGTCTTCCGGGAGGCCCCACGCGTTCCGGACTGAATTCACTCCGTGAATCCACCCCGCGGAGGTCTTTTGCATCCTCCCCGATGTGATCGAGGGGGACTTCATTAAAAGTAAAAGTATCCCCCGTCGATGACCGGATCCGTGCGGTCTCCGTACGTGATGCCGTTGATTTGAGGAGGCTGCATGGCGTGACCGTCCATGCTATTCTGCTGATTCTTGAGGTAACTCAAAGCCATTGCCCAGTACTTGGCCGCCTGATCCATAAAGTCCTTGTCTTCGAGATCCACGGCGTGGACTGCGGTGATGACGGCCCGGGGCTGCTCGATGGGGATGTAATCGTAAATGCTCGTGATGGTCGGAGCCTTCACCCGGTACAGGATCCTCGCCCACGCCGCCGACTTTCCGATCCGGATCCTCCGGTACATCGGGTTGGTCTCGCTGGGGTGATATTGCCCGATCAGCGTCATGTCGTTGCTGCGGCCATTGTCGAAAGCGTACAGGCTGACATAACCATCGGTAATGGGTTTGTCCACATGCTGCACTGTCTTGACGAGGGTCGCGGGCTCAATAGCGTCCACAAGGAACGTACTCTCAGCGGTGTTGCCAGTATTGGTGTACGT